GGACGGTACTAGACCCTTTCATGGGTTCTGGAACTACTGGAGTAGCTTGTGATGGATTTAAGTTTATCGGTATAGAGATGGATAAGGAATACTGTAAGATAGCGGAAGCAAGAATAAACGCAATTCAGCCGAGATTATTCAATTAACAAACTAAAGAAGAAATGAAAGCTAGAGTAAAATGTGAACATCCAGGATGTGAAAACAAAGCCAAGAATGTCTGTATTAAGAAGGGTTTTAATTTGTGTAAGAAGCACTATGAGAAAACCAAGTAGAAAGACGATCAAACGCAACTTAGACAAACTATTCTCAGCAAAGATTAGATCAAAGGGATACTGCGAAAAATGTGGTAAAACCACGACACTCCAATGTGCCCACATATACTCACGAAGTTATCTAAGACTCCGTTGGGTAGCCGAAAATGCCTTTTGTAGTTGCTCAGGTTGTCACTTTTGGTGGCACAAGAACCCTCTAGACGCAATTGAATGGGTAAGTCAAATAAGAGATGTTGAAATGTTGAAGCTAATGAAGCAGAAGATAACGCCTGTTAAGACTTGGGAGATGATAGAGTGGTACGATAAGATGAAAAACGATACTGTTTGATGTGATAAGATAGAGGGGTGAAAACTGCCTATACTAATCTGTATGAGATCAACAAGGTTCAACAACAGGTTATTCGGTTCGTCATGGAATGGTGCAAGAAAGAGAGAGTACCTATCCCACAAGCAACAATTATAAAAGGACTAAAGGATGTAAAGGAAAAGACGGTGCTTCACAACTTGATTGGGTTGGTTAAATTAGGCTATCTCCGCAAGGCAGAGACTAGATACAAACGCCACCATCAAACCTGTTATGTTTTATTGAGAACGATATGAAAAATAAAGTCGGTAGACCCACGAAGTATACGCCAGAGATGATAACCAAAGCAAAGGTGTATCTTCAAGGGGCAGTACCAGAGAACATGGACATCCCTTCAGTTGAGGGTCTGTCGGTTAATCTTGATATACCAGTCAGAACTCTATACCATTGGGGTGAGAAGCATAAGGATTTTGGCACACTATTGAAGGAAGTTAAGACAAAACAGAAGTTATGCTTGATGCAAATAGGGATATTCGGCGGCAAAGAGATTAACGCTACCATCGTTGCTTTAATGCTCAGAGTAAACCACAAGATGGTTGAGACAACCAAACAAGACATAACATCCGGCGGTGAAAAGATGACTATAAATGTAACAAGTTACCTTGATGGAAAAGACAAAGATTGACATTCCTTACAAATTTAGAGCAAGAGCCTATCAGGTAGAGATGCTGAAGGAAATTGAGAAGGCATCCAAAGGCTTAAGTGATAAGCGTTACTTCTACCAGATCTGGCATAGACGATCCGGCAAGGATAAGACATGTATGGCGGACATTATCCCAAGGCGATTGATACAAGATCCCTGTCAGGTGAAGTATGTCTACCCAACCACAGTCATGGGAAGAACTAACCTATGGGAAGCTATTGATAAGGATGGCTTTAAGTTTATAGATCACCTGCCAAGAGAGATAAGAGACGGCCAAGCTAATGAGACAAGAATGTTGGTAAAGGTTAAGAACGGAACAGATGTACCCTCTTTGTTTCAGGTAGTAGGTGCTAATAATCCGGACAGTTTGAGAGGTGGTAATCCTAAACTCTTTGCTTTCTCAGAGTGGGCTGATCATGACCCCTATACTTGGGATGTTGTTGAGCCTATTTTAAGAGAGAATAACGGAATTGCAGTATTTAACACGACCCCAAAAGGAGACAATCACGCCAGAGCTTTGTATGAGTACGCTAAGGATCACCCTAAATGGTTTGTACAGACTCTAACAGTAGACGATACAGGTATATTCAGTAAGAAACAGATGGCTGAGATACTAGATGACACGATTAAGAGGTTTGATGCTAATGGCCGGGGAGAAGCTGAGGCAAGAGCTTATATTGAGCAGGAATACTATTGTTCATTTGATAGTCCGGTGATCGGCTCATACTATGGAGTAGGGATCAACAAGGCAGAGGAGGAAGGAAGGGTTGGTAATGTACCTTATGATGATTCGCTATTGGTTAATACCTTCTGGGATCTGGGGATAGATGACTCAATGACTATATGGTTTATGCAATCAGTAGGACAGGAGATGAGGTTGATTGACTATCACGAAGGATCTGGTGAAGGTCTGGCTCATTATGTTGGTGTATTACAAGAGAAGGGCTACAACTATGGCAACCATTATGCACCTCATGATATAGAAGTCCGGGAATTAGCAACCGGCAAGAGTAGACGAGAGATGGCGAGGAAATTAGGCATAAACTTCAAAATAGCACCTAGATTGTCAGTTGAGGACGGAATCAACGCCGTACGATCCGTTTTAAGCCGTTGCTGGTTTGATAAGGGTAGGTGTAATAGGGGGCTTCAAGCCTTAAAGAACTATAAACATGAGTGGGATGATAAGAATATGGTATATAGAAAAGCTCCACTACATGATTGGTCATCACATGGAGCTGATGCTTTCAGGATGTTTGCTGTTAGTTTTAAAAAGAGACTAGCTCCTCAAGAAATAGATGTCGGTGGAGTTAAGCCTTTTATGGAAGGCATCGGTTAATACTTGCCAACAACCAAATATGTTAGTTAATCTTAGACTATGGCAGAAGAACTAAAGAACCTCGAACTACAAATGCTCACGAATAACAAGACCACAGGGTTTAATTATCGTGAACGAAGGGAAAAGCATTGGCGTGATAACTACGAGTTATATCGTGATGAGGTACAGATCAACCGCTTGACTCAACGACAGACTGTGAATGTCCCATTGATGAAGACCCAACTAAGGACTTTACTCAAAGACATTGATGACATGCCAGTAGTAGCATTTGAGAACTTAGACAACGACAAAGAGAAAGAGATATTCTTAAACGAATACTGGAAGCTCGTACTAGACGAGAACAACGCCAAGATTCAAGACATAGTAGATAAGAAGCAAGACTTCTTCTTTGGTAGAACATTTGACTCATGGCAGATAGAGGATGGCAAGATCGTATTTGATATAGAAGATCCAGAAGATATATTGGTTGATAGATTCATGAACCCTTACAACATAGACTCCTCACGCTTTCTTATACACACACACATATTTGTTCCTTTAAGTGAGCTGGAACAGAATGAGGACTATGACCAAGAGAGAGTAGCTGAACTAAAGACATTCTTTGAATCACAACTGGGGATAGTTAAGGCAAACGACAACGAGAACAGCTTAACGAGAAAGAATCAGAAGATGTCAGACTTAGGAGTACAAGACATGGATGATCCCTTATTGGGTGAGACCTATGTTGAATTGTCGATACACTATGTTAAAAGAGATGTGGACGGAGAAGATAGGATTATCGTATATGTAGAGGCAGAGAACCAACAGATACTAATGAGGAAAGATCAAGAGGAGATTATCGGTGTTACAGAGGATAACTTCTGGACTAATCACTACCGCTACAACACATGGGGAGACGATGTAGACAAACAAGACTTCTGGACTGATGGTATAGCAGACATCATCCGAGTACCTAATCAAATCCTTAATACATGGTTGTCTCAGAAGGTAGAGAACAGAACCATGAGGAACTTCAACATGCACTACTACGATTCATCACTAGCCGAGGAAGGATTTACACCCTCCACATTCAATCCTGTTCCTTGGGGTTGGTATCCTATTCCCGGTGATCCAAACAAGGTACTAAAGACAGTCGAGATTCCTGAACTAAGAGACTCGATAGCAGACATGGAGTATCTCCAAGGTCTAACTGAAAAAGCCACCGGTGCTACTTCAACTCAACAGGGTGTTCAAACTGAACGACAAGTCACACTAGGCGAGGTGGAGTTAGCACAAGGTGAAGCAAAGGCACGAACTCAGGGTATAAGTAAGTTCTACACACACGCATGGGAGCAAAGAGCCAAGAAGTTCTTGAAACTGATTGAAGCCGCACCAGAGAAGATAGATGCAGTTAAACTATTCAAGAAAGGGCGTAACACAGACGACATTCACGAGAGAGAAGTCGCCCCTAAAGACTGGATGAGTAAGTCAGGATACAGAGTGAAGGTGTGGAATCAAGATGAGAAGAAGGCCAATGAGGAGGACTCACTTAACAAACTAAATGCAGTTTGGTTGAACATGATGGACAATCCTAAGCTAAAGGAGATATATAACCGCAAGCTCTTAGAGTTCGCTGACCTTGAGCCAGACGAGATAACCGATGTAATGGAGTATGAAAAGACTAAGCCAGCAATGATGCCTGGACAAGAGCTTCAACCGGGACAACCTCAGCAACAACAACAGATACCTGCTAGAATATAACCATGAGTATTACCTCACAGTTAGAGAAAAAGTTTGGTATTAAGATAGAGACCCTCAATTCAGTAGAGATGGCGACCTACAACAAGATGTTGAAGGCTGTTCAGAAGGCTCAGATAGATCAAGTTACCCTAAAGAAGTATATAGTTAGTATGAGAGAGTCGGTTGAACGAGAGCTAATCAAAGAGCCTGAGTTTAAGTGGATATTCATATTCAGAGTATTTAATCGTAAGCAAATCATGTTAAAGGCACGACTTCAGAACTACCTATTATGGGAGACCTTCCTGGTATCGCCTGCTAAAGCTAAGGAAAGACTTGAGGAGATGATAGACGGAATGCTACCAAAGACTTGACACTAGAGGATTATTAAACTATTATTACTGCAATGGACGAGACATCACAAAAGAAGTTAAACCAGATACTTAAAAAATCATTAGTAGAACTGACCGAGAACGACAAGGCTTTCATTAAAGCAAGACGAGATTATTTGAAACCATCACAACTAGCAGATTATAAATTTCTAACCCAAACCTCGAAAGAGACGGTAAAAAAGAAACATGGCAAAACACAAAAAACCAACTAAAGAAGAATTAGTAGAAGTTCAAGAGGAAGCGATAGAGGAAGCGAAGAAGGTAGTTCCCCCAACTAAGGAGGAAGTGCTAGAGAAGGAAGTGGAGGAAGAACTCGCTAAGGAGAAAGAGCCTGAAAAAGAGCCAGAAGAAGAACCAAAACCACCTAAACAAGACTTAAAGAAGAAGCTGTCCGCATCTGCTCGTGAGAATCAGAAGATACTCGCCAAGAACCGAACCATGACTAAAGCCTTAGCTGATGCTGAGGACATCCCAGAGCCAACACAAGAGGAACTAGAGAAAGAGTATGGCAAAGATGAATGGGACTTGATGAGTAATACAGAGAAGAAGTTTGGTAAGGAAGCAGTAACTAGCATGAGATGGAGAGAAACGATTAAGTCAGCAAAGAAACAGGCAAACAAGATAGACAAGTGGGGTGAGGAAGTCGGAGACTTTGTTAATGACCCACAGACCCTGTTAGACAACCCTAAACTAGAGGGTATGACTAACGACTTCGTAGCATTTGCCACAAAGGATGAGCATAATAGTGTGCCAATCAACATCCTAGTGTCAGCCTTCTTACACGAGAACACATCCGGCAAGAAGTCCACCAAAGGTAAACAGTTCCAAAAAGGATCAGGTGGCCCTAATACGAAGCCAATTCCAACCAGTAACAAGATATCACTAGAAGATGCAAGAGTCTTGAAGTCCAGCGACTACGATGAGTACAGACGACAGATGAAAGCTGGCAACATTGAGACAACTGTCTAATCTCCTACTTGACAACTACTGATTTCATTCAATACTATTAGCTTAGAACTCTCCTAACTCCTTTAATGGAACGGTAAAGACTTCAATTTACTAATTCATTAAAAATCATGTCAGCATACGGCACAAAACTAGCCGAGGCATTTTCAGGGAAAGTCATGCAACACTTGTATGACCAAGACTTGACAGATGTTATTGTGAACAGGGATTATGAAGGTGAAATTAACGGTGTTGGTTCTAAAATCAACATTCTTGACTTCGATGAGCTTTCAGAAAAGACCTACGCAAACTCAGCTCTTACTGCTGATTCATTAACTGAGAACAACGCTCAGTTGATAATCGACCAGTATAAGTCCTTCTATTGGAAGGAGAAAACATTAGCAAAATGGTTATCTTACATCAAGAACCCACACCCAACTATCGTGACTCAGGTCGCAAATGAGAGATCAAAGAACATGGAAACATTCGTTCTTAATT